AGCAGAGGTTGGATAATGCGATTCATCATATGCTTCATTATATGTATACCACCACAAAGTCTTTACATCCCATACAGCATCATTTCCACCTGTTTGAAGCCATCGCTTCTTGTCATGGATAAATATATTATCTAGTTGTAAAAAGTCTGTTAAATATTCGTTGAAGCCCCTTATTTGTTCTGTATGATGTATAGGTATTAACCATTCACCGTTATCACCACAAAAAACATAGATAGCATAAATATCTTGTATACATGTATGGGTATTTGGATTTGCATAAATAGGAACTAGCAATGTTTTAGATTTTTTAATTATATCTAAACATATTTTAATATCAGATTCATAGTCCACTATCATATAAAATATAATAGTAAAAATATTTTATTGTCCCCATTTGATTCTGACGACACTGACACATCACCAGCAATTTTAGAATCATTTACTAATTTAAATTTAAATCCAGACTCTCCTAGATATATTTCAAAAGTAATTGGAGATGTACATAAATATATTGATGCATCTTCAAAAAGATTAGTTGAATCTGGAACATTTGATAATAATTCTAAATATATAAGAATTGAAGTAACAACTGCAGTTGAAAATAAAATTAACCCAAGTGCAATTCCATTTGGATTTAAAGCATTAAGTTCACCAATAGCAAATCCATCTTCTAGTGTTAATTTTGTTTCTTCATCAAATGTAACTACACAAGTTGGGTCAGCAGGATATAATTCTAATATATTCTTTGGATTTGATTATTCTGATACAAATAACTTAAATTATCTTGCTCCAATTCCAACTTCTGGATCAACAATAGGTAATAACTCAGATTTTTATTTAGGAGATTTGAATCAAGATGCTGGAGCTAGCTTTCCATCTTCTGCACCATATTCTGGATCAATTGGAACAGCATTAGATGCAGGAATTATAAATGCTAACATAGCTATTGGAACAAGAAAATTTATGGTTCCTATACAAGGAGGCTTTGATGGAGCTAGACCAAATCTGCCAAAATATTCTGGAGAAAATATTTCTTCTACAAATGCATTTGGATTTGATTGTTCAGCTGACGGAAAAACTGGAACAACTGCATATAAAAATGCATTTAATACATTGTCAAATACAGATCAATATGATTTCAATATGTTAATAACACCAGGGGTAGTTCATGAATTACATCCATCTGTAACTAATGCAGGTATAACATTATGTGAAACAAGAGCAGATGCTTTTTATGTAATGGATCCTGTTGGAAAAACAAGTAACATTAGCACAGCTAAAAACACTGTTAAAACATTGGATTCAAGTTATGCAGCAACATATTATCCTTGGGTCTTAGCACAACCAGCTGGGGCTCCTAAATCATTATGGGTACCACCATCAGTTGTTGTTCCAAGTGTATTATCATTTACAGATAGAATTGCACATCCATGGTTTGCTCCTGCAGGATTAAATAGAGGCGGATTATCAATGGTATCTAAAACATATATAAGATTATCTCAATCAGATAGAGATGAATTATATGAAAATAGAATTAATCCAATTGCTAATTTTCCAAATGAAGGAGTATGTATTTGGGGACAAAAAACATTACAAGCATTACCATCTGCATTAGATAGAGTTAATGTTAGAAGATTATTAATCACCGTTAAGAAATTTATTGCTTCTGCTACTAGATTTTTAGTATTTGAACAAAACACTGCATCAACAAGAAATAGATTTTTACAAATAGTAAATCCTTATTTGCAAGATGTAGTAGCTCAGTCAGGTTTAAGTGCATTCCGTGTAATAATGGATGAAACAAATAATACACCAGATGTAATTGATCAAAACTTTTTAGTAGGACAATTATTCTTACAACCAACCAGAACTGCAGAATTTATTGTGTTAGACTTTACTATTCAACCAACTGGTGCTTCATTTCCTGATTAATTTTTAGAAATGAATATATTTATATAAAATAGGATATAAAATGTCAATAAACATAGATTTACTTAAAAAATTACCAAACCAAGGTCAAACTCAATTAGAACAAAATTTAGCTGGCGTTGATTATACCGATTTATTTGCAAAAGCATTTGATTGGGAACCTAAAATGACCAATAGGTTTATCATGGAGTTTCAAGATATTCCATCTCATTTAATTAAAGCTTCTGGTAGACCAAGTGTTAATAATGGAAATGTAGTATTAGATCATATTAATGTTGAAAGAAAAGTTAAAGGAAAAACAAGATGGCAAGATCTTACTATAACATTATATGATGCAATTGTTCCATCTGGAGCACAAGCAGTAATGACTTGGATTCGTAATCATCATGAATCATTAACTGGTAGAGATGGATATGCAACAGGTGCTTCTTCATATAAAAGAAATATTAATTTTTATTCCTTATCACCAACAGGTGAGAAAATAGAAGAATGGGAATTAGTAGGAGCATATATTAATGATGCATCATTTGGAGATATGGATTGGTCAAACGAATCTGCAGTTGAAATTTCATTGACATTATCTTATGATTACGCAGTATTAAAGTATTAATTTTTAATAATAATGGGAGTTTATTGCTCCCATTCTTACTGTTCAAAAATATTTATTATAAAGAGTTTATCCAATTTCATACTGTTACAATTATAATTTAGGTAACATATGAATCCCATATTTTTTATATTTTTATTTTTATTTACATGTAATTCTTTTTGTCAAGATACTATCTTTAGATATGAAGAAAAACCTATTAAAGGAAATATAGTTTATGTTGATACTAATTTAATCTTGTATCAAAAAGGAGATATAATTAAAGATGTTCCTATAGATTTTGTGTATGGATATAAACGAGATGGAGTAAAAACAATTTTATATCAAGATAAAAACGAACCTATTACTTTAAAACAGATGGATGATTATGTAATGGGTAGAGTAGATGGGTTCAAAAACCACATATCAGGAGTACCATTTACAATAGGATTTTTTAGTTCTTTCTTTTACACTTATCATAATACAAGGGGGTTAACAAGAAATCCTAAATTCTCATCATTAGCATTTACTGCGGTGCCGCCCATAGTATTTACAATATTAAAACCTAAAACAGATAAGAGGTGGTCTAACGAAAGAAGGGTAGGTTATCGAACTTCTCGTTCGGAAAGAAACCAAATATCGAGCTTTGGTGGGGCTTTATTGGGAACTGCATTTATATATTCAATCTATTTTTCAAGTAACTGATATTTATAATAAAGTTATTAAAAGGAGTTTTATATGACAAAAGTAACAGATCGTTATGATGATAAAAATTTAATTAATTTAGCAAAACAACAATACGATAAAAAACAAAAATCAAAATTACCTTCGGATATAGTAAGATTACCATCTGCAGGTAAAATATATCCAGAAGATAGTTTATTAAGACAAGGTAGTGTTGAAATGCGGCATATGACCGCATATGATGAAGATATATTAACAAACGCATCATACATAAATGAAGGTGTTGTATTAGATAAACTTTTAGATTCATTGATAACTTCTGATATTGATATTAACGAATTAGCTATTTTTGATAAAGAAGCATTAATTG